ACTGATAATGAGACCGTAGTGGAGGTAGTGTCGATTTCTCTTTCTATCTCTGTTACGGACAGCACTTGACTGGCTGCTCTTGTTGTTATTTCTAACGTAAAGGGATCGCCAACCGTGTGAATTGTAAAGACGGAATCTGAATCCACTATTCCTCCAGATGTTGCTGAAGTATGAGTGATATTGTTCCCATCCCAGGTGTTTAATGCGGACCCATAGGTTGTGGTGGTTATTTCCTCCACTATTTCTTGGGTCGTTGTTGTTGTTGAGTTCATCGAGCCTTGGGTGAACTGAGGCGTGACTAACTCGGCTCTTGCTACCGAGGGGGATACTAGTAGGAAGAGTAAAAGCCATTTGTTCATTCTTCCTTTTTCTTAGCCATTGGACAATTAAGTTTACCTTTATCTTTATGATTACCAGTAGACAAGCCAAAAGTAGCCAGTGCACCAGTAAACACACTAGCCACGAACGTGATATCTGAGTTACCAGATTTCTTAACTACTGGGATATCTATGTAATTTAAAGTTATAATAAATCCAGACCAAACTACAACACCTAGTCGGACGAATGTACCGAGAATCTGGATTTGGTGTTCTTGGTCCTCAGCAGCATCTTTCAGCTTTCCAAGGAGTCCTTTTTTTTCTTCCTGTTTTCCTTCCATTTGTTAACTTTAGCTTGCAGTTGTTTCTGTACTTTCTTTTTAATAGGTTCAAATAAAGATTGAGTAATAGTGGTTGTTGTCACTGCTATGACAGCTGTGGTTACAGCCGTCACTACTACTGCAGTTTCCGGTATTGGCATCTTAATATCAATAACAGGAATCTTTAAAGTAGGAGCTTCTGGCTCTTCTGTTGTTTCTTCCGCCTCAGTCTCTTCAGGACGCTCCAAATCGGCTGGGGGTACGATCATAGGTTTATAGGCAGGAACGTCCGCTGTAGGCGGTCTGAAGTATATCTGAGGTATATCTAATGCCTTGGGTATCCTAGCACTAGGTATATTTATCATGCAGGTTCATCAGGTGTATTGCCTGCAGCAAGCCATTCTTGATATGCTATCCAATGTCTATTATCAGTATCTTTTGGAATCCATAAAGAATAAGCATTACGATTCACTATATTATCAGGTTTTAATTCTATTGAATTAGGACTTGTCGCAGAATCACCGCCTTTAAGTCTTACTTTTCTATAAATTGCCATAATTAAAGCTCCGCATCAAATGTACATATACAATCAGCATCAACAGCTCCGACTATACCAGCATCACCTTGAGACCAATTACTTCCATCATTTTGCCAGTATGTAGCGTGGGCACTATGCCTAGTATTATTAGCAAAATTTAAATTAGATAAAGTTTGCTGACCAGAAGTTGCAGAGTTCCATGTCTTCCAACCTCCAGACATTGCACCTGTAGGTTTAGACCTCATTACTACTGGGAAGTCAAATACTTTTCCAGGGAAGCTGTAGCTTGCATGATAAGCAAAGATCAAAAAGTAAGGATCTGTTGAGTTATCATGATCCCATTTCCAGTAATAACGTTGACAATCTCTTAAATCTTCAGCATACGGTTTAAAAGCAAACTCAGAAGCAGTGCTTCCTACTTCTAACTGAACACCTGTGATCTCAAATGTAGAAGCTCCTGCTGTTATCCATGTATTAGCATCATCTGGATATCTAGTTGCACTAGAATATGCTGCCCAAGTGTTGAGGCTTACACTACCTGTTCTATCTGTTCCACTAAATAACGAGAAATTTAATCCAAGACCTACTCCATTATCATTATTAATAGTAAGGTTTGCATGTCCTGGGATTGTTTTAGTTATCTTTGTCCAAGTATTATTACCTGATGCTGTAAAACTAAATGGATAATTCTGTGCAGTACCATCATTAGTCTCCAACCTGCCATGGAAAGTTTGGTTTGTACTACATTTAAACCAGAAAGATAATGTTACATAACTAGAAGCAGATGTATAGTCCCAACCAGAACACGCTACATCCTGTGCTTCTACCATATATTTTAATTTACAATAACTTGCGGCAGATAAACTATTACCTGCTGCACTTAAAGCTACAGAATATGAATTTCTAAAACCTTTAGCCCAAGGACCAGTATCCCCAGAAGTTAGGGCATGTTGAGATTGAGTAATAGTTACATTTGTATTATTATCATTTAACTGCCATCTATCCATAACTTTATAGCCACCAGCTGTACTTGAAGTAGCTCTTTGTGCCACGTTCATAGCACCATTTTGGATTAAATTAGTAGCGGCACCACCACCTGCTGCAGCCCATGATAAAGCACCAGATCCATTCGTTTTTAAGAATGTATTAGCTGCACCATCTTCTGGTAATACATAATCACTATCTTTAGTTAATGTTGTAGTTGCTTTTAAAGTGATTTTATTTGTATCACTATCATCACTATCCCATATTACTTTATTTGTTGAGCCAAATAGTAAATTAGAACTAGCAGCGGTTATATTTACATCATCATTAGCAACCACAGTACCAGTAGCAGTGACATTTGTTGCTGAGAATGCAGTTGCACTACATGTTCCTGTACTTGGATTATAATGGAAATTACCATCCATCTCTAATCCATGACTACCTGTTGAATCTTGAGCATTCTCTACAAATGTTATAAGATTATTTTCATTTGTTGCTTCATTGTCTGTAACAGTAACATGAGCAGATGTATCTGTTGCAGGTATTGCTTCAAAAGCTGGAGGAGAACCAGCTCCTGTTGATGTTAATACTTGTCCATCTGAACCTGGCCCTACTGCTGTAGGGTTACCAGATGCATCATATGTTATTATTTGGCCATCAGTACCAGCTGCTTGTTTAGCTAATGTTACAGCATCATCTGCTATACCGTCGGCTTTTATTTGTGTTAATGCCATTAATCAGGTTCCTCCGTAATTCCAATTGCCTTTTTTTCTTCCAGTGTTGTTAGCCTTAGCCAATTCGCTGGGTATTTATAACCTCTTGATGTGAAAGCTTTATCAAGTGGTAGTGTTTTTCCGTCTAGAATAAATTTTGATGTCATCGTGCATTAGCGTATTTGAAAGGACATTCGGCAAAAGCTAAAAATATGAATGTTTTTCCAGCATAGTTTTTATCAGCGCCACCATGCCTAAGTTTAAAACCATTTGATAAAAGATCAGGAGGCGTATAGTTTGCATGATTTGTAGCTTCAGCTCCTTCAGAATGCCATAACAACCTTTTGAAATCTGCTGTTACTCCAGAATTATATGGGTCTCTAGCACTATCAAAGATATTCCAATAAGCATTCGGTGTAGTTTCTGTTCTTTTTAAAAGTAAATAAGCAGGTCTGAATCCTGTATAAACGAATGGTCCGTCTGTACTACCACCACCTTCGTAGGTACCAAACTTACTATAACCTTCTACCTCTGAGAATACATAGGCAATATACTTCTCAGTACTTGCATTGGATTTATCATCATTGTTTACAGAGAAGACACTTCCATTAGGTGCAGTATCATTCCAAACAGCGTCAGTATCTTCAAATATCCCTGCTCCATCCATTTGTGCAGTATGTGTTGCACCCACTACGTGATGGTACATTTGCCAACCATCTTCTACATCACGATTTTTGACTATGATAACTTCTGGCTCCACATTTAAACCATGCTTTATTGTTCCGCTAGAACCTGAGCCTGTATAACTAACAATAGACAAACCTGATGTGTGATTTACAGAACCAGAACTATCAATAGTACCTATACTTGTTGCAGATGCATCATTACTAAACGATGTACCAGCCTTCCAGTTCCAAGCTACATAATCTTCGTTATTTTCGTTTGTATTTCCTGAATCACCAGCTGTAACATTAAAACCATCTGCATTGAAAGAATTAACATGTCCGTTATCATTATCGGTAGATTCAGCATTAGCATTATTAGTAAATAGAGCTTTATTTGCTCCTCTTACGGAGTCTTGTATAAAACGCCAATCAGCTCCATCTCTGTTTGAAAGATGTAATAAATCAGGTTGAAAACCTACACCTGTTATATCTCGATCATCTGAATCGTTACCAGTATAAAGAATAGTCTTAAAAAAATCACTACCATTTTTAATGGTTGGTTCAGGTAAGTTTGCAGCACATAAAGTTTGATATCCTGTAGGAGGAGTATGAGTGAATGCTCTCTGACCAAAATTCACTTGGAATTGGGTTCCATTTTTACAGAAGAAAGGTATGATTGGATTACCAACTAAACCAGTAGCAGCAGATAAACTTATAGCACCTGTTCCTGAAGCTCCACTTGTAGGATCTCCACTATCTTGCCAAGTATTATCTTCTGCAAAATATAACTTTCCATTATCAACATCTAAAGCAACACCTATAACATTAGTGTTCCCATAAGCATTTCCGTATGTGGTAAATGTTCCATCAATTCTTTTCTTTCCATCTGATCCATAATAAACAATAACACCATCTCTCAGCATGGGATTGATTGTTATAAGATCTGTATTAATAGGAGCTACACCAATAAAAGTATTCCCATCTGCACCATAAACTTCCCAGTAATATTTTCCAGACGTAACAGCCATTGTCCCTCTCATAGGAACCCATGCAGCACTAGCTGATACTTCTAAACTAGCGTTATTATAAGTTGCAGTTCCATAACCACCTTCTATGTTATTTAAAGTGCAAAAATTATTTGTAGGTGTATCTGTCATTGAGTCACAACCTGTACCTGCTGCAACTGAGAAATTAGCAGGAGTCCAGTCATTATCATTACCAGAACGATCTTTTCCTAATGTTGATGATGTAGTATCTGAATTGTCTGAGAAATCAAGATAGAACCCTGTTGTTCCATATGTTCCTTGATATTCTATCGGGATGAATTCACCTGTATCTGGATCTGTTTTACCAAAAGAAGTCGGAGTTAACTGTTGATTATCAATCCAATACATATCTGCCATATACCCATGCCATCTAGTGTTTGCGCCAGAAGTAGGTCCGGGGTATGCGTAACGTCCTATAGCATGTAATTGCTCTTTATTCCATCCCATTTCTTCATCTTCATCAGGATAAGTTTCTGTAGTCCATTCAGTTTCTTGAATACCGTTAAAATATACCTTTATTCTATTTGCTGCTGTTCCTTGAGTGGTATCAACAGCTACTACTAAGTGCATCCAAGCAGATGGATCTCTAAACCTTCTATCAGAAATAAGACTGCATCTGCTATTACTGGAATCTTGCATATAAAAGCGGTCACTTGAGTCAAGACCCATTACTGATTCATTAGAACCGTCTCCACCTCTATATGGACCGATGAAATGCTTTGTGGAATTACCTGATACTGTTCCTTGTTGAGTTATTTTAAACCAAACGGCAAAAGTCCATTTCAGTGCGTTTCCACCAGCTTGAATATCTCTATCTAATTGTCCAGCAGCCGTACCACCTTTTAATCCTTCAAACCTTAAGGATCTGTCGATTTCATAGGCTTCAGTAACACCACTGGAGCCCATTCGTGTCATAGTTTCAAACATATCACTTCACATCTAAACTAGCTACACAATGTATCTGGTCTGCAGCTACTACAAGATAATCAATACGGTCAACAGCTGATGCTGTAGTAGTAAGAGTAGGTGCAGTTCCACCAGTCCATTTAAACTGGTTAGACCAGCCACAAGTTCTCGACCCAGTACCATCCTGCGTAATTATTATCGACCCCGACTGCCCAACGGATTCTGTTGTTGGGTTCTGTACAACAACATTACCAGTAAGTGTCATAGTAATATAGTTAGCAACAGTGAAATCAAATGTTGGATTACTGGCAGTATTACCTAAAGCATTAACAGCACATTCAGAGTGTCCGTTTAGTTTTACACCACCTGATTTGGTTTCAATTTCAGATACATTATTATAATAAAGTTTTACTGCTCCATCTGCATCTGATGAAATAATATTCTCATTATTAGCATTATTATTGATACGAATAGTATCTGCATTAATTACAAAAGTACCTGTATTATTTTTTAAATAACCATGACCTCCAGAATGATATAATTCAATATCTGTTCCATCACCAAATACAGCTTTAACATCATCCCTAAACTCTAAAGCTTTATCTGATTCATCCCATGTCAAATCAGCACTAGCATGGGTACTATTATCAAAGATAACATCACCAGTTATAGTTCCACCTGCTAAGACGTTAGTATTGGTATCAGTGGGAGTAGCCCATAATAAACCACCAGTTCCACCTGTTTGTTTTGATAGAAATTGTCCGTTAGAACCAGCGTTATCTATATAAAGATTATCTTCATCAACGGATTGAGAAGACATATGTTCTAGATCTACTGCTCCAGCTGCTATATGTTCTGAGTTTACAGCATCATCTTCAATTCTTGTACCATCTACAGCATCTGCAGCTAATTGAGCAGTATCTACTGCACCATTTTGTATTTTAGTTTGAGATACACTATCATCAGCTGGTACTTGAAGATCAGTTGAAGCTCCAATTTGTACTATAAAGACTGAAGAACCACTAGAAGGTGCAGTAGCAAACATTATAGTATCTGCATCTACCCGACAGAATCCTTCATCTCCACCTGATCCTGATACAGAAGTACCTGAATTAGCTTTCTGTATTACACCGTTTACACTAATTAATAACTGAGCAGCATTTGTAACACTAGCTGCAGTTGATGTACCTAGTAGTTTCAGATTATAAGATCTAGCGTTTCCACCATCATAAGTAGGAGAACTATCATCAGCTGCATCTTTTAACTCAAGCAGTTTGAATTCACCTACAGAACTTACTTCACTCCAAGCATTATCTATATCTGAGTTACTTGTACCACTATCACCTGCTTTATCATAGACATACATCTTATCAGCAGCTGTGTTCCAATACATATCACCATCACAAGGATATGAACCTGAACCTGTCCCATTAGCTCCACAAACACCTGTTCTTACACCAGACGCTGCAGCAGCTACACGATATCTTTGGTTAAAGTCATCAATATCAGCTGATAAGCGTACAAAGTCTGCTTCCCTTATTAGTGCTTGATGATAATTATAAACCTGACCTGATCCAGTAGATGTAACCATCAAACCAGCACCAGATGCAAATACATATGGATCAGCATTAGTACCTTCTCCACCTCTTAATTCAGTAGGAAAGTTATTAATTGTTACAGTTGAATTATCGAGTGTATCACCATTAGTAGAGACACCACTAGAATTAACTTGTAAACCAGCTGCGTCAGCTATACTAATTACAACACCAGCAGCTGGGATTGTATTAGGGAATGATTCATCATCTGCTATAACTTCTAAACCACCAATAGGTGCTATCTGTGCTGCTACATAATCTACAACAGCTCCAGAAGTTGGAAGATGAGAGTCACTATCTGTTATGGTTGTCTGTTCACAACCTATCATTCCTATTTCAACTGAATCATTTGCAAGAGTTACCGCACCTGTTGTTGCTATAGTAGCGTCTCCAGACATGGAAACTTCAGTAGCTTTATTACTGCCATTACCAACTAATATTTTTGTACTATCTAAGTCCTCTAACTTAGTAAATTCAACAGCAGCACCAGATGCTAATGAGGCATTTACTACAGCATCTGCAGCTAACTGATCAGCACCTACTGCGTCGTCAGCTATCATAGCTTGTTCCACAGCATCATTTGCTATGGTAACAGCACCTGTATTAGCTAAAGTTACATCACCTGATATAGCTACACCTGTAGGAACATTTGACCCACTTCCTACAATTACTTGAGCACTAGTTAAATTAGCTAGTTTACTATGTGCAATTGCTGCACTTGAATTTATATCAGCATTAACAATAGAATCATTTACAATGTTATCTGAATCTACTGAAGCAGAAGACATATGCTCAAGATCAATAGCACCTGCGGCTATATGCTCAGAGTTAACAACATCATTTCCGATATTATCTCCATCTACAGCATCACCTGCTAACATATCATGTTCTACTGAACCATTAGCTATAGTGAATGCACCTGTATTAGCCATGGTTACATCCCCTGAAGGGGTAACTGCAGCTGCTACACCGCTACCATTACCTGCTAAAATCTTACCATTAGCAAGTGGTTGTACTGCTACATTAGCATTAATTCTATCATCAATAGCAGCAGCTGTCATCAGATGATTATTACTATCTGTAAAAGCTTCTGTACTATCTAATGTCTCAGTTGTTTTATTCCATTTAAGTTCAACAGCAGCTTCTGATTCTTGTCCTGAATAAAGTGTTTGGAAAAAGTCTTCGTTCAAATCTTGAGATCTAATAGCTGATCCAGAGAAGAATTCAGACTTTAGACTATCAATATTTGTATCACGATAGATTCTAATTGTTTTGCTACTTGTTCCCGAAGCACTATTTAATTGTATTTGAGTTGCATTGGCAAACGTGAAGGCAGTCGTATCTACTTGATCAATAGATACTTTAACATCAGTTTTTTCTAAATATGGAAATGTGAAGGAAAACAGTACGGTAGATCCGTCTCCTGTATAAGTATTCTCAATAACGTATGCCATAAAATTTTATTTGTAAATGTTTAATAAAGCACCAGCTTCGTTGTGTTGTTGTCGGCTTAGGGATGGATTTTTATTTCTATTATATTTCGCTGCATCTTCTTTCTTCTGTGCTTGTACCAGAGCTATAACATTAGGATCAGTTTGAATTGATGCCCATGCCCTAGATTGAGCACGTTTCATTAAAGCTTGAATTAATATATTATGTGTGTAACTCATAGGAGATATACCAGGTGGTCTCTTATGCCTACCTGTTCTGATATCTTCTTCCATTCTAGCTAAAGATTCTATTACTTCTGGGTTCTGTGCTAACTTAGCTAGCTGTAATTCCAAGTCTTGATCACCTAATGCTTTCTGATATTTAGAACGTACTGAAGGCGAATTCGCCAAGCTAATACCATTAGGTGAACTCATAGCAGTAGTACGTAGAGGATAATTACTTTGTATTAATAGCTGTCTACCGGGTGATTGATCGAAATTTAACTGTATAGGACTAATAGCATTGAACATCCTAGTAGCTGGATTCCAATTTTTAATCGGCTGACCATTTAATATATCATATTTAATAGGTAATTCATCTTCACCTGCTACTTGCTCCATGAATAAATTTCTATTTCTTATACTATCCCAGAATCCAGAATCAAGTTCTCTTTGATATGGAGTGATAACACGACCTAATTCATTTCTTAAACCAGCAAGTGGTACAGTATTATTAGCTAATGATGCAGCTATTTTCTGCATAGATTTAGGGTTGTTACCAAATAAATCTACTAGTTGATTGATACCTTGTAGATATGTTTTAGTAACTAATCCTTTAGCTATAATTAAAGAGTGTGCTAATAAACCTTTCTCTACCCATTGATCGCCCATCATTCTTTGATTGTCACCCATATCAGCTATAGCAGCTAACATGTTAGAAAATGGTTCCATGGATTCATAGCTGACCCATACATCTCCTAATTTGATTGATCTAGGTTTCCAACCAGCAGACTCCCATACACGTCTATCTTGTATATCAGCAGGTCCATTACCTGTTAGTCCACCATTTAGATACTTCTGTGACGCCATAAACATGACACTACTACCTATTGCTAATCTACCATTCTGTAGAGCTTTAGCATTAGCTAAATCTTGAGCATTTTCTATACCATATTTTCTAACAGCATCTAAATTATCAGCTGTAGCCCATGCTACTTCATTGAATTCTTTTACTAAGAAGTTAAGTCCCGGTATATGTTTAAATGATAATTCAAGACCATTAATACCAGTTCTAGCAAATAGATAGAATGGTTTAAGCATTGGTTGCTTAGAGAACATTTCATCTAAAGCCTTTCCAAATCCTGTTATATCCTTACTTAAGGTAACTTCACCTCTAGCAAATTTTAACATGCTATCATTAATACTAGCATCTGCAGGATCAAAGATCTCATTATAGAAACGAGTCTCATACTCCTTCATAGCTTGTGGAGTAACATCTGGTATTCTACCATCTTGCCATACTGCCTGTAATGCTCTTTCTTTAGCTCTAGCTCTTGCTAGAATCATAGTGAAAGCATCATCAGTAGCTGCCATTAACTTAGTAGAATAAGTAAGGAAGTTATTTTGATTAGCAGATCGTGCTAAGTTTGTAACACGATACGCTGCTTTCTCACCTACAGTACCTCTAGTTTCAGCCCAATGACCCATCAATTCCCAATGATTATCAGCTACAGTATATTCAGAATATCTACTTTTAATTGTATTAATATCACCACTCCAATAGCTATCTAATCTAGATCTAAAATATTGATAAGATTCAGGTACAGCTTGTATCATAGAGTTAGCACTAGCTAATGCACTCTTAAGTGTGGAGGAATCTCCAGAACCTAAATACCTTATAGCACCACCCATTATCTGTGACATTGGTCTAGTAAAGGTTGCAGTAGCAGTACCCATAATAGCTCTTAATGGAGTTTTAGGACCACTAAGTATACTATTAATCATTACACCCTGTAACTCTTTAATCATTTGACCTGTATGTTGTACCCCACTTTCACCAGTACTACCTATAAGTTTCTTATGCATATAGTTATCAAAGTCATTCCAATTATGTATCTTATTAGACATTGAGAATGCTTCTAATACAGCATGTAAAAAGTCATCTGTAGGATCTTGTCGTGCAAGATCTAACATCATATCTACTTGTTGTTTAGAGGTACTATGGATATCTAGCAATGTTTCAGCCATTTCTTTTTTAGTTAAACCTAAACTTTCTTGAGCTGCTTCTTGTAAAAATCTAGATGATTTTGTCTCTGTCATTAAAACAATTAGATTATCTCTAATAGATTTTAAAGGACCGTCTACATCAGCTACGTCAGCTATATCTTTTAATTCTCTAGAAGCTACAGCTAAATCCCGTAACTTTTTCATTAGAGAAGATTGTATTAAATCAGCTGCAATTACTGTTTCTGGAGACCAATTACCTGGACCTTTACGTGGTTCATTACGTACAAGAGGATCTAGGAATTCATCTGGAGTCATATCACCAGCATCTCTGCCATGAGTAACTTCCATCATACGTTCGTATGCATCACCAAAAGCATCTTGCCAAGTCTTACGTTGATTTCTTAACTGTTCTCCTAGTATCTTAGTACGTGTATCACCAAAGAGTTCTTTAGCAACATCTTCATTAATAGATCTTTTACCAACACCATTGTTAGCAAGCTCTTCAGCAGCAGCTGCAGTAATAATATTATCTGTAGATCCTTTTTCTGCACCCCAATCCTTATCGATCTTTTTTAAATCTTTAGCTATATCCCACGCATGACCAGTAGAGTTAGGACTACCTTGCCAAGGATCAGCAATAGGCTTATTTTTATGTCCACGGAATCCTTCATCTTCTAATTCAACCAAACCTTTTTCAGTTGATTGAGTTTGAACATTGTCATTACGTTCATCAATTTTCCGTTCAGCTCTAGCTTCATTATTTTCTAGAGGATCATTCCATGAGCGATAAAGACCTTTTTTATCTGCTTTGTGAACCTTCTTCATTTCTGCTATCTGTCTTTCAGGAGATAATTTATTAAAATCAATACCTTTAGTAAACAGTTTCTGTGCAGTTGCTCTTCTTAAATTAATATCAATTTGTTCTTTAGCAGCGGCTTCAGCTTTGGCTACTCTTCTAGCTTCTATCTGATTCACTGCTTTCAGATCACCTTCAGTTGGTTTTTTAGTTATACCTTTAGCTGCTCTTGATTTACCAATAGCTCTAAATATAGTATCAGTTACAGCACCAATACCCATACCCTCAGTTACATTCTTAAGGGTTTTCATTAATGGATGATCTGAATCTTTAGTTGCTAAAGGTGTATCAATAAAACCAAAACGATCTCTTAGTACAGCTAATCCATTAGCATCTTGAGAATACTCAGATACTAAATCAGAAGCTGCACCAACGGCTGCACCTTTAAGAAGATGATTTTGAGCAATAGTTCTACCTGCTTTAGATCTAGCTACTCTATTAATCAGTTTACCAGCTTGACCTAGTTTACCTTTTCTAGCTAAACCTACTGCTCCTACTACACCACCAGCTAATGTACCAAAGTGTACACCACTACGTATTAAGCTTCCCCACCAAGTCTTCTCAATAGGATTTGCATTCTCAAGTGGACTCCAACCGGGTTTATAACCTTCACCCATAGGGTTGCCAGTTGCCATATCCACATATCTTTGAGGAGCTGTTAATACAGAACTAGCTGTATCACGAACCCCACCAACGACAGCTTTACCTACTTCTGCTACATTTTCTTTAAGTCCAAAATTTTTTGGATCTTTAGCAGCATGGGAATCCTCTAGTTCAGCTTTTCTTTGTGCTGCGGCTTTCTCAGCTTCTAATTGATTCTGTGCTTCTAAAGCATCTTTTGCTTTCATCTCTTCAAGAGAAGTTTCAGCAGAGTCAATCCTGCGATTCCTCGCTTGTTCATTTATAAGTACTGGATTTCCCATGCTATTTCCCTTTAGCTTTAATTACATTTACATCCACACATCCTGAATTGGCATCATTGTATGGATTATTAGGTTGTACGTTTCGTGTATATTTATCGAAGGTAGCTTGATTTACAGTTGATAAGGATGGGAATCGTTCACGTAGACCTGCTAATGAGTTATTAGCTTTACACCTTTCTCTAATTGAGTACAAGAATATTTTACCTTGTGTAGAACTATCGAAAGGTTGGTTCACATCAAGTTTTAATTCTTTCAGTGCAGCTTTGATAGTTTCTCTATTAACATTATAAAGACCTACATTATCACTGAAGTGACCATTATCCATACCTAATAGGACTGCATAGATTGAATCACCTGTAGTACCATTTTGTACGGAGTCTCTATTACCAATTAACTCTAATAAGTCCTCTTGATTTACTACACCATCTTTATTAACATCACCTTCTACTTCAGGCTTCTTCTCTTTTGTCTCAGATTTTGTAGTATCATTAGTGCTTGAGTTATCTTCTTCCTCTTCACCTTTAGACTCACCTTTTGGATGTGTGGTTACAATAACTCTATTAGTACGTGCCATGCTAGGTTTAGAACTTAGCATAGATTCTAGATATGGCTGGAGTTGACCAGTTGTATTCATATGGTTAGGTAGTGGTAGATCCTTACCAGTATATGCTTTGTATTGTGCGGCAGCTAGTGCCCACTCAGCTGGTACACCATTAACAGGTTTATAATCAGCACCAATAGATCTAAACATTGGAGGTAATTTGAAAGATTCCCCACTAGCTATCTTATCTAGTTGTTGGATAGTACTAAGAGTACCCTTACTTTCATCACCATTAGTATCTAATCCGGGTATCTTATTAGTGAAGTCATTATTATTAGCTCTTAAATGTTTACTACCTAAGATATAATTCTCTACTGACCTGTGTCCTTCAGATGCTTCAAGTGGTTTAACAAAAACACCTTTATCAGAATCAGTATCTAGTTGCTTCATAGCTTCTGTATGAGCATCTGCATCACTCATACCATTCAATTTATTTTTAGCGTAATTTCTTTGGTATGATTCTAATCCTCTAGTTTCAAAATCTTGGATATCTCTTGGAACAGCTTGGTTTGGACCAATATTTGTATTATAATAAGTGTTTGCTCCTGTTCTAGCACGAATTTTTGCAGCGTTTAAATTCTCAGTTGAAGCATGAGCAAAGCGTCTTGTCTTAGTTTTAGATTTATATTCGTCAGCATTTCTAACGGCCCAAGGTAATGTATCTGCAATATCTTGAGGTAAATACCCTAATTCCCTTATGTAGTAATCAGCTGTAGCTTGAGCATCATCTTCTGCTTGATCTTCAGCTGTAAGATACTTAGTTATTTCTTCAGGAACCTCACCAATATTACCATCTTTCTTTTTGACACTATTCCATTGGTTAATGAACTGTTTCAATTCATCTTCAGTAATAGCCCTACCTTTATCATTTTCAAACTGTCGTATAGATTCTAAAGTAGTTTGTTTTAATTTAAAAGTTTCACGTTCAATTAAATTATTATGTTTATTAACCACTCTATTTTTTTGATCTTCAATTTTATTTGAAATACCATTATTTGATAGAGCTTTTCTATAGACAACACTATCTCTTAATTTAATTTCTTTACCACCAGCTGATTTGTCTTTGATCATCATATCAAGTAAAGCATCAACTTCTTCACCTGTTATTTGGTCAGAATCTAAAGCTTTACCAATACCAACGAATACATTATCAATTAAACCTTGTGGTGTATATCTACCACCATGTAACTTTACAAGTTCTTCTAGCTTCTCCTTAGCAGCTTCCGGTCCATTCTGTAAAGCTACAATAAATTGATCGTTAATCTCTTGTTTTCTTTGCTTGTCATGGGATTGACGCATTTCTTCGCCACGTGCATTGGCAATAGCAGTTTCATGCTCATCCATCTTCTGCCAAAGATATTTATTTCTACCAGTTAGAGTACCTAACCCTTTATATTTCTGAAGGTATTGCTTCTTAACTTCTGTAGTAATAGCAGCTATCTCAGCAGAGCTTCCAGCGGATTGAAGATTAACATGCTTCATACCACCCTGACCATCAGGTACTGGTACTGTTATATTCTGAGCTTCTTCACCTTGTCTCCACTGCGAATAATTATTACCTGCAGTTTGTAAGAGTTGGTTTGTATAAGCTACCTTAGCATAAGCACCTAAGTTTTCAAAGTTTTGTACTATTTCAGTGGAAGCTCCATCATTTTCAGCTGATGCTCCAAGATCATTTGCTAATGCTTGACCTTCAATAGCTCTCTCTGTATCTCCGGGTACGTTAGGTTCTATTGCAGCTATATGTGCAGCACCTTGAGTATGAGCTAATGCTTCACCTTCAGCTTCTTGTTTCTCTATTATTTTCTTAGCACCAGTATTAGCTAAACTAACTAATCTATCAGAAAACTTTTCAAGTTGTGCTACATTTCTATTTTGTGAATATTTTTCCCATTCATTTTGAAATGCTATATTTTTATCACCTTGAGCTTGGGCTCTAGTAAAATTATCCCAAGCTGTCTTTTGGTTTTTCTCCATTAAAGGAGTTACATCTGCAGCGATAACTGGATCAAAATTAACTGGCAAAGCAGCAGCGTTGAATTCAGCTTCGTCTGTAAATACTGTTTGATTGTCTGCCATAATTAATTAAAATGAGGTTGGTGTTGTGTTAGCTTCTAATCCACTAAATGCATTTTCTGGAGCAAAAGGCATAGCTGCATTAACAGCACCAAGTCCTGCACTAAGAAGACTTAATGGACTACCTTGTAAATGAGAAGTACTACCCATACGAGCATCACCTCCATGCCAAGCCATTCTAGGAACAATAGCAGTTTTAGCCCATGATTGGAAATCACTACTAAGATGCTTTCTTCCTATACCAGCCATTTGTTCTTTAGCAGAAGCTCTCGCACCAGCAAGACTTGCAGTCATTTTAGCTTGTTGACGTCCAAAATTACCAAGGCTATTAATTAAATCAGCTCTATCAGCACTACGAGAAGATCCTCTTCTACTTGCACCTTTAGCTGCTTGCATACCTTGAACATGTGCTAATTTCTGTTGTAACTGTTCTCTAGCATATGATGCTCTAGCAAATGTATTATTTAAGTTACGTTGTACATTAGCGTAAGCTCCGCCTGCAGCTGAAGCATAAAACTCCGACTGCATTTTACCTTGTTTTAATCTTTCTTTAAAGATACGGACAGTATCTTCATTGTGTTGTCCTACTTTAAGTTTATTAAAGTGAGCATTATATACATTTCTACCATGTTGAGCCGCGAATTGTTTTACAGCAGCTCTGCTTTTACCATGAGCTCCTAACAGAGATGAACCAAAACTTGCACCACCAGCAAGCATCATTGCACCTGTTATAATGATATTCGATTCAATGCCGGATTCGGCTATTATTTTTTTGGCTAAATTATGTCCGCCCGGAGGAAGCATTGCTTCTTCGGCAGGGTTCATTGGAACGCCAAATTCATTAAATTGCATAATTTTTAATCTTTACGAATTCTACAAAGTACAGGTTATTTGGTCCAGTTGGAATGACCCGTAGAAACTTATAACCAAGATGTTTTAATAATTTTAGGTGAGCAACATTTCTAATATCTGCAATATTATAATGTAGCTTGTGCGGTAAAGAGTTGAGCCACCGCTTTAATGCTCTCATAAATGCTATGGGATGATTACGTACTTCATTAGTACTTAACATCCATATACAACCTGTATCATCTATACCTGCCATAGCGACAATCTTGCCGTCGGGTGTTTCAAAAACAACGGTATAAATAGCTACAACACTACGAGCAATAGCAAGGACCGGATGCATACCCGATCCATCTACCACTTCTCTCATGTCATCTGGTTGTAAATTCAAAGCTGTATGTGCAGCATCAGCTAGGGTGGGTAGTCTGAAGCTAATTTTATCCACGTCTATAGAATTTATCTGTGTATCTACCTTCCCAGTTCATACCTAATAAACTGACTGGTAGTGGTGTATCTCCTACAATACTGAGAGAGACGTTTTCATTTCGCTGATATATTGGTACATCATGTATCGCATCAGCTGTCATATTAACGTTTCCTAATTGATATTGATGTGGTTTATTAACACTAATAGTTTGACTTCTATTTGGTATACCTGTTAAATTTACATTATAAGTTATAGGTCCACTAAGTCCTGTAGCAATTTTAATTCTATGTATAATTACATTAGAAGTATAATCAGCTTTAATACCGTCTTCACCTTCTTTTTGAGTAGGATAAAGTCTAGGTACATCAACTTGCATATCATAGATATATCCAATAATAACGTTCTGTCCTCTATAATCTCCATCAATATCTACATACTGACCACCACCTTGTACACTATTGAGATTACCAGCAACAAAAGTACCAGCGACAGTTGGATATATAATAGCTCCAACACCACCAACACCTGTTGCTCCTATATAACCACCTAACGCTAATACTGCTAATTTTTTTGTTGCAATATGTTGCCAAGGTAAGAAAATCCTAGTTGTTTCAGCAGTAGAATCATATGTTCTATATGGGTTTGTATAATATAAATCCATACAAACATCAGTCTTTTCACCTGTAGGTAAAGTTAAGAAACCTGTATCACTAGCTTGGGATAGCTCAATTGATTCAACATATACATCAGATCCATTAGCTACAACAGCATAGAATGTACTAACATCAAAGAATTGGTGTAATAATGTACCAGTTAACTCCCATTTATACCATGTAGATGCAGCTCTTTTCTCTCCTAATTGATAGAATCTATATTGATATACAGTACTAGACCCTGTTTGACCAATTGAAACTATACCATTACCAGCTGATTCTACTACACTATCTATTGTAGCAGGTACTAATTCAGGTACAATTTTTGTTTGGTCAAACATATATGGTGGTGTTGTTGTACTAATTTCAAACAACTCATACAGTTTAGTCCATAAAGGAGTCTTAGAAATAAATGCGATGGAAGTACCTAAGTTAATTGCTGGTACTGTTGGATCAGATTCATAACTTGATATTGCATTTATCTTAGCTGTTGTAGGACTCAGTACATCAGAGTCAGTTGACATCAAGAACTGCTCATTGTTACTAAATAATACTAAACCTGCTGCTGTATTTTTAACATAGTTTAAGAAAATAGGTTTTGTAGAAGAAGCAGATAAATCAATAGGATCATTTGCAGCTGCAATGGTAGCAGAACCTACAAAGAAATTATAGAAATCATTTGCTTTACTCAGTACCATATACTCACCAGCTAAGAAACCAAATCTGTTCCTATAAAAGAACATGTTTCTAATAGCTATACCAGTACCACTATCTGTTCCATCAGAGCTTAAGAATGAAGGTAATGGGTTTGTAACAGCATCCCCTACAGTTCGATCTTCCCAATCAATTGATTGAAATATAAATGAACCATCAGCTTGTTGTTGTAACTTATGTGGCATAGTGAGAGGATCAATTTCGTATTTAATCCCCGGACCATTAGTTTCAATCCAAGTACCCGGTCCAACAGCAGCACTGTTTGTGGTTTCAAATTCAACCCACATATCATCAGCTTCAAAATCTGCAGCATTAGATATTTTTAATTTATAACCATCTTTACATTGTAGAGGTAAGCGTGTAATATCTGCAACTTGATCTTGAAATACATATAAAGCATCATCTTGAGAACCACCAGATACTGAAACAGTAAACGCTGATGACTTAGTGATATGTATACCCGGACCAACAGCTGTAGCAGTAACGCCAGTTAAGGCATCAAGTGATGTCTGTAAAGCAGCAACAATTGTACTAGCGTCAACAACACCTGCACTAACAGTTTGTCCTGTTGTATGTGTTACTGTATCACTACCTACTGTTACTTTATAATTAGCATTATATGCAACAACATTAATAACAATAAAAGCTTGATGTGTTAAGGCTGCTACAGTACTAGCTGTCATAGCTGGTATTTTCTTTTTATTAAGAACAAATACTGTCTGTTCTAATGTAAGAAATTCTAGATCATCTGCAGTTGCATCTTTAAGATAACCATCACTAGGGATAGCAGAGATATTACAATTAGTTATTTCAGCATCATAATTATTTTGAGCAGTTTCTTCAGCTGTTACAGCGTTAGTATAATTTGTCTGAGCTGTGTTCATTGCTGACAAAGCTGTAGCTAATTCACCAGCTGTATTAACAGGGTCGTTACTTTTTTTAGCTCCGTATAACTTATAACCTTGAGAAGCTAAGATAGGATGTTCATTAGTTTTATCTGTTCCTAATGCATATTGTATCTTAATTACTTTGAAGGTAGCATTACCACCACCACCTGTTATAGTAATAACTTCATCAATTTTATAACCATCATTAGCTAAAGGTATACCGTTTGAAACAGCTCCACCTCCACCACTTGCTATAGTAACAGCCTGATCAATCACACCACCTGTAACTGTATATGTTACTGTAAGCCCTGTTCCTGAGCCTGAGGATGTTGTTGCTACTCCACTTAATGCAGAGTAACCTGTACCTCCTGAGACACGTTCTAGAGTCACGACGGGGCCAGTCAGGACACCTGCTGAGACATACTTAACTACTTTATTATCTACAATAGTATATGTATCACTTGTTTCTTGTTGATATATACCATCTGTAAGTATCTCCTCAACCGTTCCAGAGGTTAAATTATAATCATTATTAGTACTCCATAGATATGATTCAACTCTATCTTGTCCTGCTAATGTTTCAGAGTAAGTAGCTTGTGCAGTATTTAATGTATCACGTCTTGCTTTCGTTGTTGCAACTGCATTGTAATATGCTTCAGTATCAGTTTGATAGTTGGATGTATTGCAGCTACCGGGTAGGCCAGTATTAGTACCCATATCAATACGTCTAGGGCTACCATCAATTAGACTCCAGATTCTAAATTTAAAATTAGTAGGATCATACTGTCCTATATATTTTTGATTGTCAGTTCTAAGTATAGAGAACCATTTACCTCTAGCAGTAGCTCCATATAAATTACTAATATATTTACCACCGGGTCTTTTTAACATACCCAAAGCATAATCAGGAAATGTATTTACAGCATCATTAACTTGACCCGGAAATTTTCTATTGTCAGGTTGCTGAGATATACCTAATAAGAAGTTAGGTATTCTTTGGGTAACTGTACTCATCGTTGTAAGGCTGCGTAAGGTTGATAGCTGTTATGATAGTTTTCACCATCTTTAAATCCAAACATAGAGAAGTCACCTTGGGAGGTTTCATATTCAAGTGCAGCAGCTCTAGTATTTATTTCTTGTTGTTGTAATAGTTGAACTAACTCTTTGTCGCCAACCATTTTTACAGCACACATAACAGAAGTACGTGCTACTATATAGTTCTGTACTGCATTAGGTATTTCAGTGAAATCAAACAACCATTTCACATCAACTTGAATAGTTTTTGCAGTACCATCTTCATTCTTCCACTCGAAAGTATGTTTATGACGGTCATATAATTTACCGTTACGACGTACAACATCGTAGTCATCAAAGTGCTGATCTCTATTGGTATCAATTTGTAATGCATTAGAAGGATAAGCTATTTGAAATGTTGTCCCGTCAGCAGTCATCTCATAGTGACGTTCCACATTAAATGTCCAACCTTCAGCTTGAACTTGCTTGCTTGTTTCTCTTAAAGTAGATAAAGCAATAGCAACTTCAGGGTTCTGTTGGTCTAAAGTGGTGACAGGAGCCTGCCCCACTGAGCTTAATATTTGATTGATAGCATCCAGTTCGGTGGACACAGCATAAGTAGGATAAGGCATGTGTATTTTTATTAATAAAAAAAAGGAGGGCGGATAACCCTCCTATATATAATTAGGTAACGTCACACTCTTGTGTGGCGTAAGCTGTTCTGAGATTTTTGGTTAGTGATAGCACAGCATTAGAGCTGCGAATATCAGTACCTCCACCATCAGTACGAGATACGCTTTCTCTTGAAGCGTCTCCAGTAGAGCAAACACCTGTGTTACCTGCTGCGACAGCAGTTGCCATTTGTTTTACCTCGTATATTTATTAGCAGCCAGGGGTTGCGGTTAGATCGCAAGAGCCTGTGGCTGTAGCTGAACTAGCAGCGATTCCAAAGGAAGATGTTCCTAAAAGAGTTCTACCATATTCAACAGGTGTAGGAGGGTTCTCAGAAATAGTATCGAGACCACCGATTCCTACAGTAATTGTGCGCTTTCTATTCTCACCAGGGATAGTAGACATAGTATACCTCCTTATTGGTTAGAGAATTCGATAGCAGCAGCTGGGTTAAGTGTTCCGGCACCCATTGCGAGGCGTCCTAGAATTACATCACCCTGGTATAAAACCGATACATCCCCTGATGTCACTTGGACTTGAGGGCCAATGGCTTCGACTACCCCTGCTACGTCTTTCTGATAGATAAGACCACAGTGATATTGGAAGTCACCAGAGTAATCATTGTTCTCACCAGACTGAGAATTAACTGTACCTGCCAAGAATGGTAGGTTGTTAGAACGTCTGATCTGGATTCCAGCAATCTCATAGAGACCGTCACCAGAGTTCAGGTTGCCTTGCTTGTTACCGTAATCACGGTTCAGGATGTTAGTAGATACCTGAGAGACTAGAGCGTAGTACTGTCTTGGAGATAGTACAGCTGTTCTGCCTGCTTTAGGTACATTCTTTTCATCGAGAATTGAAGCAGCTTCGAAGAAGCCATCAACTAATGCTTGTGCATCGTACTCTTTACCAGTACCGAGTTTGATGGTTGAACCACCTGGCTCTGGACCTGGAGCAGCAGTAATAGGATGTGAAGCACGAGCTGCTAGAGCAATCGTTCTGAAGATCTTCTTATCATAAGCTTCTGCAAGTGCATGACCAATCTTCTTAGAGATCTCTCCCCTTAAAGAATAGTGTGCAAGTGTCTCATCTAAATCATAGACGAAAGCTGAACTAATAAGTAGGTCGTCGCAGACGATTGTCTTCTCTGCTACTGGAGGATCACCTGATCCGAGGATAGGTTCACCTGGCGTATGATATGCCGCCTGCATGCGTCCCGTGAAAATGAACTGTAATGATTTACCGTTCTTTAGGGTACGTCTTTGTACTGTATCACGTGCGATTGTAGCTGATTCATAAGCCTTAAACAATTCACCACTGAACAGTTTCAAATAGGTTGAGTACTTGGTATCATAAGAGTTAGCTCCAGAAGTGGAGGTCACTGCCTTATTCAGGGTACCTAGTACTGATTGTGTGGCGTTAGCCATTATCAATTCGAGAGTATAATTTACAGACTCTCAACGTTGAGAAAATTTTGCGCTATATTGTTGTGGTCTATCCCACCGTCTAGACAGCTTAAGGGTATCCTCCTTAGAGGGCCAGAAGCCAATGAAGAGAGAGTCCGACTCTGAGGTGCTCTCTCTCCGAAGTGTGTTACCACTTCTTCCATACTACATTGGAACCTGCCAAGAGGTGAGTTCCAGCTGCAGAACCAGTTATGTTGGCTGCTTGGAATACAATGTTGCCTTTTGTAGATGCAGTTGATAGTGCATTGAAGGTTACTTGTAAATATAAAGCAGAAACTGCTGCGCCATTATCGACACCAACAGTAACACCAGCACCATCAGTTGAATAAGTACCAGTACATTCAACCTGAGCTGCTGCAGGTGTAGCACCACTAGTTATCTCTGTTACGGATGCAACTGATTGAGTTGCAATAGTTGTACCAACTGCTGTTGATCCATCAGATTGAGCTAGGTTTGCTACTCTGTAGCTAAGTTCATTAGTGTTATCTGTATCATACCAGATAGTATAGATACCCATAACTCTTTCATAGCCACCTATCGGAATACTAAGAGCTGACTGAGTTGCTAGTGTAGCAGATGATAGAGATGATCCATCATTAGCTAGAATTGCACTGTTGTCATATAGTGTTCCTGTTGAATAATTAACAGTTCCGTAAGTGGAATTACTTGTGAAAGGCATTGTTTAAAAAATAGTATTAGTTAATTGAACTCCCGTAGTTCCGCTACGGAAGACATGTTTAGTTTTCTGTGGTTTCGCACGGCACTTCATTACGATGGTAATTTACGTGCATTGTTTCTATCATTACAAAAAAGGATAGCAGTAAAAAAACCGCTATCCATAGTTCATTAGATTTAGAACTTAAACTTGGCACCTATCTTAGTGCCATAAGCTGTATCAGCAGTCTCATCAGTAACGAATGAAACTTCACCGTATACATCTAACTTCTCTGTAGCAGCAATGGATAGTCCACCTTTGCCTGAGAAATCTGTGTTACCATCTGCACCATCCGGAGCTTGGAAAGCAGGACCACCTTGAATATAATACCCAAGTTTACCTGCGTCTCCTTCATATCCTAGATGAAGATCAGTAGTACGGGAAGTGAAATCATTGCCTGTATAAGATGCGTTAGACTCAGCGTTAATATAAACGCCAGCCATTGCAGGAGCAGAAGCGATAGATGCCGCTAGAGCAAGTGCAAGTTTTTTCATGTTAAGTTAGTTACTTTGTTTTTGTGTACTCAACACCACGATACCTTAGTTGTACAGTCATTGTAAACTCCAGTACCACAACCCCGTTCCATGCTGTGGTTTCATGCGTCCCCCGAAGGGATGAACGGACGTAGTGTGAGGTGGCTTCTACTGATTCGACAATCGAGCCGCCATTAATTATGGTTTAACCACCCAGAGCTTCTTTCAAGGCTGCATTTCTTTGCCTAGCTTTTTCTTTTGTATACTTAAGATTTTCTGAAGCAGTTGTCTTACCAGTATCCCTCTTTTTCTTTTCGTAATAGTCAATGTAATCTTGACCAGTTGTTTTTGGATTACCCATATTATTTTTTAGGAGGTCTTCCCTTTGTAGTACCGTAAGTGCCTTTACCTTTAGGCATATTCTATCTCCTTAGTAGCCGCTAAGTCAAGCGGGAAATTGTGTGCGTTCCTTTCATGCATTACTTCCATTCCTAAGTTAGCCCTGTTGAGCACGTCAGCCCATGTTGGAATAACCTTACCACTGGAGTCAACGATAGACTGATTGAAGTTAAAGCCGTTGAGATTAAAAGCCATGGTGCTGACTCCCATAGAGGTAAGCCATATGCAAACGACTGGGAAAACAGCAAGGAAAAAATGAAGAGAACGAGAATTATTAAAGCTAGCATATTGAAAAATAAGTCTACCAAAGTAGCCATGTGCAGCTACAATGTTATAAGTTTCTTCTTCTTGTCCAAATTTATATCCGTAATTCTGGGATTCAGTCTCAGTCGTTTCTCGAACCAGTGAAGATGTAACCAGGGAACCATGCATAGCAGCGAAGAGAGCTCCGCCAAACATCCCCGCAACTCCCAACATATGGAAAGGATGCATAAGGATATTATGTTCCGCTTGAAAGACAAACATAAAGTTGAACGTCCCTGATATCCCCAACGGCATACCGTCAGAGAAACTTCCTTGTCCGAACGGATAAACCAAGAAGACTGCAAAGGCAGCTGAGACTGGGGCACTATAAGCAACACAAATCCATGGTCGCATCCCTAATCTATAACTAAGTTCCCATTGGCGTCCCATGTATGCTGCGATACCGATGAGAAAGTGGAATACAATAAGTTGATATGGTCCTCCGTTATATAACCATTCGTCGATGGTTGCAGCTTCCCAGATTGGGTAGAAGTGAAGACCGATTGCGTTGCTTGATGGGACGATAGCCCCTGAGATGATGTTGTTTCCATAGAGTAATGATCCAGCAACAGGTTCACGTATTCCGTCTATGTCTACAGGCGGTGCTGCGATGAAAGCGATAATGAATACTGTTGCTGCAGTAAGTAAGCATGGAATCATAAGGACACCGAACCAACCAACGTATAGTCGGTTGTCGGTATCTGTTACCCACTTGCAGAACTGATTCCAATTATTCTGTTGAGGTATAGCAAGAGTACTCATTAAGGTATCTGACTTGTATAAAGGTGGGTAGTAGTGGTAGGTGGGGTTATGTCAGCACCAGTAGCACTGGCACCTGTGTTAGGTGGTGAAGCATTGACACTTTCAACACCTTTGGGTGAAACTTTAGCATGTTCATAGCCTGCTATGCTACCTTGCTCTCTATAGGGTGCAAGGAACCAGCTGTTACCAGTAGTATGTACTACATATGTTACTGCATTATCAGCAATTAATGTAGTACTATCTGGGTCATAACCCATTGGCATAGTAATTCTCCTTAGAAGTTTAAGTTAGATTGTTCTAATTTATTATAAACATCCTGTCTATATGCAGGATCGTTGTCGTATCTATCATCAGCCATGGCACGTACTACTTCAGCTTGACTTCGGAAACCCTCAGTTGCTGTAGCTGCTTTGCCTTGTATCATCTCACCTTCAGAACCATTTGAATCTGCATACCTATAGTAAAGGGCTTGTAAAGCTAGGTTAATAGTAGATAAGTTACCTGATTCAAGTGCATTATCATAAGCTTGGATCTCTCCTTCAGTGAAGTTTTCTTGAGCCCAACCTATCATATTTTTATAAGCTTGCTCTCCTCCTACTGCGTCTTGAATAGCATTCACTTCTTCATCTCCTAGTTCAGCAGGTGAATCAGCACCGGGATCTTGATAACCACCATCAGCTACCATCTTATTGATACGAGTGTAGGCTTCCATTACTTCCTTACCACTCATCTCTTCGATAGCTTTAGCTGTGTCAGCTGTAATCTCACCATTCTCAGCAAACTCTTCAGATGCTTTGAAGACTACATCAGCTTGAGGGTCATCCTCGAAAGGATTTATCTCTTCCTCATCCGTAGATTTTTCTTCTACAGGTTCAGAATCAGGTTCGGTTTCTTTTGTATCCGGCTCAGATTTTTCCCCCATTTTTCTTTGGAGTTCTATGTAAGCCTGTTCTAATTCTTCTGCGTCCTTATACTTCCCAGCCAGCAGTTCATTCTCTTCTTGACCTAGTTTCTCTGCGATCTCTAGTGATTCAGCATCCCTTTCTTCGGTAGCTTCTAGTGCTTGAGGGTCATCACTAGGATCGTATGTCATATTAATTGCCATAATTTGTATTAGTTTCTAGTCCTCCGAGACCAACATGAGTGACTACTCCACCAGGAGGGTGGATGATAGGCTCACCTATTAAAGTTTCTTGAGCGTACTTAAATTTGTTGGTATCGAAAGAGGTGGGTTTAGCTATTTCTGTGCCTTCAAGCTTAGGCTTGGGCTGGATTTTGGGCTTGCTGTTCCGGACTTTCTTCGGTCTGGTAGCCTTGACCTTGACCTCCTGTGACATTTGCAATCATCTCCTCTGCGTTAGGGTTTTTAGATGGATCAGCGATAGGAGAATTCATAAACGATCCAGCTTGTGATGCCATGGTTTGATCCATTTCAGCATCTTGTGCATCTTGTGCTTCCTGTTGCTGTTGATCCATAGACTTAACAAGATTGAGTACATCAATTCCTTGTGCAGCTGCAAGACGTTTAATTGCTTCATCAGCATTAACATACTTAGTCATAGCTTCTGGACCAAGTACTTGTGAGATAGTGGTGATGAATGTTGTTAATGATTCTCTATCTTGACCACGACCTAGTGCATTAATACCTGCTACGATAGTAGGTTTAACTATGCCTTTAGGTATACGTGGTAACTCACCTGTTCTTTGTAAGGTAAGTAGTTTTCTATTTAGATATGGTACTAAGAACTCAACAGTTAACAGTGAGAATAAACCACCGAGTTGTTGTTCTAGTTCTAGTTGTGTGAGGCGTACCTCTTCAGCTGTAGTGCGTTCACTCTGCCTTATGTTTAATACTAGGTGAGCTTCAAGTAAACGTTTCTCTATCTGTTGGGACAACTCCGAAGCTGTACGGAAATCTGCTGTCTTACCAACTTGGATGACACCTATATCATCAGGACGTCCTTGGACTATTGCTCCATTACCTGCCTGCGCTATTGTGGCTGGCTTAGTAGAGCTTGAGGGTGATACAGTAAAGATTACTTTTGCAGCCGCTGCAGAGCCTTCTACGAGTGCCTGAGAGAGTGCTTCCAATGATCGGAAGTCTCCTAAGAACTCTTCTACTCTACCACGTCCATAATTCTCACCATCAATTGAGTTGAATCTTAATACTAACCATGGTGTAGCATCCTTAGGTGCTTTACCTTCAGTATTAGGAATTATTTTATCGAATGCTTCTTGGTGCCACACCCATTTGTTACCTCGTAACTTAACACAGGTGTAAACTTCCACATCTTCAGTATTGCCACTAGTACCTTGTGTGCCATAGTCACCGGGATGATTTGGTCTCCCCGATAGTGCTAAGAACTCAGCTGGTAGTAGCTCTCTGTTTATTAATTCTTTTGTGGCGATCTCAATTACGTTGCCGCTTCCATCTCGTTCTATAACATATCTGTTCAATGGATAATGCTTAATTCCATCCTTACCCATAAATAATAGGGCGTTACCACCTACAACTAGATGTTTTATCGCTTGGTGTATCGTTACTCTATCACTTGAAGCTGCGATAGAATCCATTACCTGTCTTTCAAGTTTCGAGAAACTTAAGTCAAGTTCAGACCGTACATCTTTTGGTAGTTCTGTTCCAAGTTTATCATCTTGAATCTGAAACTTAAAGAAGGTGCTTTGTGGTGGTAGTAAAGCCAGCATTAATTTAGCTGCCAATGTTACTACACACTTAGCTCCAACGGATTGCCAAGGGGTATCTAGTTTTATATGTGATGTTCTACCCTCATCATTTTGAATGAGGTAAGGAAGTGTAAGCTTAGAGCATTGAACTGCAGTGTCAAGAAACTGTGTCCGGTTCCTAGTAAGGTGATCGTACCTTTTACGTGCGTTCATTGTTTTTTATAAGTTAGCTGTTCCACCAGATCCTGGGACATTAGCTGAAGGTGTAGCACTAGGGTTAAGTTGTATTCTTAATCCAGCTAATCCTTTAGCTTTCTTAGCTTTTTTCTGTCTTCTAACACCTGTATTTGCATCATCTAAGTTACTCTTTACCTTAGTAGGATTAGGAGTATAGTCTAATGCATCAGGTTTCTTATCTATCATGGACTGCATTGCAGCCATAGTTTTATCATTAGATGCCTTTATAGCTGCTGCTTCTCTTGTCGCAGAGTCTCTGGCGTCTCGTGCTGCTTTTTCAGCAGCTCTTCGTGCATCTCTAGCAGCATTTTTTCCTGGCCACCAACACATAATTAAAGTTCCTCGTCATCTATACGTGATTGAATCCAACTAACAATAGACCTTTGACCAGCCTTATACATTATAGATTCTATTTGTTCTTTTGGGTGGGGGTTAACGGGTGGGAATT